CCCTTAAAAAGCTCTTCAGCAAGTGATGTACTTAACAGTTTCTTTTGTTCAGACACAAATTCTTTATTACCAGAAGCCTTACCAATTTTTTTAATCTCACTTAGGTATTCACCAACTCTGATAAATGACTTTTTAGGATCTGATACAATGTGGGAGATTAAATCTGATGCTTTGCCAGCTTGCCCCGATGCTTTAATAATATCCGTTCTATTGTGAATCCCCATAAACTCGGCATATCTTGAATCAAGCTCCACCACCTCATTGCCTTTGCCCACTCTCTCAGCGGCTTCTTGAAACAGCTTTTTAGATTCTTTGTGGTATTTGTCGATTACTTTATCAGCACCGTGGTTAGCACTACCCTGAACTTTAGAGGCTTGTTTTAATTTTCCCAACTGGCTTCTTATTAGTCTTAGTGTCTCTGTTGGTGTATTTTTTCCATTAACCATTAAATCAATATAAAACTTGATATTACTAAGTCCTTTAATACCATCAGCCTCAAGTTGTTTTAAAATATTTGCAACGTATTGTGGCCGAACGTCTAATTGACCTAGCGCTATATATTCGTCATTGAATTTATCAAACCCAGCACTTAGCTCCTCATTAAGACGATTACTAGCTGTTATTGAAGCCTTGGCATGACCACCGCCGCCATGGGCTAATAATTCCTTACCTTCATCTATTATGCCTGATTTAGCAACTTGTGCGCCACCTAGAGTTTCCATTGTGGCCTCTTCAACTTTGTGTATTCCAGCTTTCCATTTCTTTGGATTAACAACACTTGGAATTGCCTTTACCACACCAACAGCCCCCCTAATAGCAACAGGTGCAACAATATTCATAGCAGCACCAACGCCAGCCATAGTAGCTGTTTGCCCAACATTGTACTCATCTTGAGCGCCCAATTTCATCATCATCTGTTGGTGTTCAGCATCAGCAGCAGCAGCATAAGAGCCGCCAATAGCAGCAGGAGCTGCAACCTTCATCAGTATTCCCTTTAGTAAGCCTTTTGCACCAACTTGTGCCACAATGTTTTTTATAAGCCCATATCCACCAGCATAAGTTGTTGGGTCACTAAGCATAGCTAAAGTAACACCCTTAAATTGCTCAAAGAAAGACCTTGAGCCTTCACCAGTAGCGTTGGTTCTGTCATAAACATCAAACCTGCGCAACATCCTTTGAGCCTCTTTTTCATTAAGGTTTGCAAAGTTGGTTGCTATTTCGTAAGCACCCATGGCAAGGTTGTTTTCAACCATATTCCAATATTCAAAATCTTTTTCTACTAACTCTTCATTTGTGCCAGCAAAATCTTCATTGCCTTCATTTACCCAGTTAGAGCGTAAATCTGAAACATACTGCTTATCTTGAGATAGATTTAAAAATGTGTATTCTTTGTCCTCTGGAAAGGCTTGAGTAAGGTATTTCCTAGCATCCTCGTCGGTGGGTGGTTTATCAAGATCAACGGTAATAACCCTACCGTAAATTGGGTCTGTTAATTTATACTTAGGCATTACTCTACCACCTCAATAATGATTTCAGTGTCATCGCTTACTTTAGGCGGTAGTTTGGTATCACTAAGAGCAGCCTTAATTTCTGCAGCAGTTGGTGCTTTAATTCCATTGGTTTTAGTCCAGTTTCTTCTGTGCGCCCGCCACTTAATTAAAGTAGGGTCTAAAGTAGCTCTAATCCAATCATTATATTCATCTTCAAGTCTGCGTTGGAATAGTGCGGCCTCTCTCATTGTATTCAAGATTAACCTGTTACCAGCTTCTGTTTTACCAAGACCAGGGGCGGCATCAGCAAACAGTTTCATTTCCTTCTCTGATATTGCACCCTTTGTTTGAGAAATCCAAGACATAACAGCCTTCATTGTATTTACCTTGAACTGTTCGGCTCCAGCCGCCCAATCTGGCTCGGAAAAGCCAAATGTTGATGCTAGTTGTTTTCCATAAGTGACAAAATCACCACCTACACCAGTCCACAATCCTTCATTAAGCATAGCAATTGATTGGTCAATAGTTGCTAACTGAGTTTCTGCTAAATCAGATAATTTATAGACATTTTCTTGTTCATTTAAAAGTGCATCAGCCTGTCCTAAAGCCTGTCGATCAGAACCAAACTCTGCTGAGGTTTTACGTTTTCTATCTATAAGCTCTTGGTTTGCTTTTTTATAACACGCAGGGTCTTTAAGGTCACATTGCAGTAAATTTTTTGCAATATCTCGCAGGTCTTTCATGGTGTTAGTGATGTCATATTTGTTACCTGTAGTAGGCTCAGAACTTCTAACATCATTAGCAGCCTTAATTGCTTGTTCAGCATAATCGTAGTACCCACCCAATCTTAAAGCATTATAAAGCTCCATGAACTCTTCATAAGTATCTGGGTTAGGGAATCTTTGTTGAATCTCAGCAATAGCTTGTTGCTTTGCTATTCTAGGGTCAGGTGAACCGCCCATCATTCCTGATAGAGCCATTAAGCCTTGACCATACATATCTCCACCAAGAGATGAGTTGTAGTACATTCCGCCTCGTTTACCACCACCCATAACCCTTGCTGCTTCCATGGCATCAGTTTCCATCTGCCTATCCATTGCGTATTGTGTGTCAAACATGCTGGGTAAATTTAATGCCATAATATTCTCCTATGCAAAAATGCTGCTTCCTATTGATTTCCAGAAATCACTTTTTTTCTTTGAGTTCTTTCTTGCTTCAAATGCTTGTAGGTCAGACCATGCTGTGGAGGCTTCACTTTCCATTGCCATATTTCCAGTAGTGTTCGGGGTTGGTTGGGTCATCATTGAGTTGGCTATACCACCAAGACCAGTCATCATGCCAATATCGCCTTGTTGTCTTGCTAGGTTGCTGTCTATTAATGCTTGGCTTTGAGCAAAAGCATTGTTATAAGCACCTAAGTTTCTTTGGTTAAGTATTTGACCAGCCCCAAAGTTTTCTGTATTTACTGCAAAATCTCCCATACCTTGGTTTTGTTGTCTTTCTAATCGTCTGGCTTCAGCTCTGGAATCTTCCATTTCAAAAGACCTGAGTGAGTCTTGGTACAGTTCGTCTCTAGCATCCCTCCAACCACCACCTGCAAGGTCATCTACTTGGCCTCCAAAGACACTTTGCCTTCTAAGCATATCATCATAGATGGTTTGCATTTCTGGAGATAGGGTTGAGGTCATCATGTTCTTATCTCTGTCCCAACGTACCTGTCCACCAACACCTGTAATATCAGGGGTAGAGCGTTCCCATATTTTCTTGTCTAATTCTTGTTGTCTGCGATAATCTTCTTCTGCGTATCTTGAGCCACCACCACCTCGACCACCAAGCATTCCTAGTAGACCGCCTAAATCAAAACCACCTTGTTGGGTTGATCTATTACCCCTCGATTGGTTGCCAGTACCTGTATATCCGTAATCCTGAGTTCCAGTTCCAGTTCTTGTTGAGGCATATCTCTTAGCCATTTGTCTTTCATAGTCTTGTTTTGATACTGCCATAATATTCTCCTATGCTGTCCGTTTCCACATATGGATTACCACATATGGTTGTAAGTTGTTATGTGCGCCACCACCGCCAGTATCAGCTAAAGGTGGGGAATTCGCAGGGTTGTTAGTATCTGCATACGCTTTTGACTCGTGTGTACGAATTGGGTTAAAAGTCGATTGATAAGCCCAATTTGTGTGCGTATGAGCTGGCATCTCAGCAATTGTTAGTGTGTGTGTCTTACTACCACCAGTATCAGTAACAGCATCAAAATCTGTATCACCAGCATCTAAACCCACCATTACTTTACCTGCTCCGTATATCGCCCAAGTACCAAACCCAAGAAGTGTCGCTGGGTTAGTAGCCACTGTTGCGTTAAAATATATCGAGCCTACTGGATAAACTATAGCATTAATCGCAGCAGCATCTAAAGCTGCAACTGCTGTTGTTACAAATGCTGTAGTAGCCAATCGTGTAGTATTATTACCCGCTGATTGTGTAGGTCCAGTTGGTACTCCAGTAATAGCTAATGTACCTGCGACTGTGCCATTGTTGATGGCAAAGTCCTCACTTGAATTACCATTCAGGTTTGATTTGGAATTAATGGCTGTTTGTACAGTTGTAAATTCTGTATTAAAGTCCGTTCCTGAAATAATCTTGGCAGCGTCTGAATCCGATAAAGCGTTCTTACCTGACCAGTCAACTGCGATTGTGTAATTGCTCATCGTATTTTTCCTTGCTTGTGTAGTATTGTTAAGTTTTGTAGAGCAGCGTCATAGCCGTTGCTTTCGATGTCGATGTCCAGCTTTAAGTGTTTAGCTGACCCTGTTAAAAAAGTCTTGTATTCATTCAATCCATAAATAGGGGTGAACTTACTGGCCCCATATAAAGAGCCTGTTGCTCCCCATTTAGCTGTTGAGCCTGTGGTTGTTGGGTTAAGGAGTATTTGAGTTGTTTTAGACGGTGTAGAAAGAAAATCCTTGTACCATTTAAGACCCATCGTAGCACCCGAACCACCCTCAAGCACCATAAACAATCGCTTGAGAAGTGAAGCTGCTACCGACTGACCTAGATTAACCCAGATCGTAGAGAAACTACTCGTATAAGAGTTGTTGACATAGACACTAGAGCCAGAATAATCCGCATCAAAGTAACCCTCATAGGTAGCTATACTGCCTTCTTGCTGTCCAACCAACAAACCATAAAGAACGGTATAGGCCATACTTGCAGGTTCTCTGTCGGAATCAAACGACCAAGTTGTTACCCTTGGTACACCGTTAGGGGTGATGTGTTTAAAGTCAAATACATACGTAATGTTCTTATCAACAAAGGACATTATGTATATACCCTCGCTCTCAACATAAATAGACTTGACAATAGAACTTTGGGCAATATTTCTAATCAAGGTATCTTTAATGTTGACGGAATAATCTGTGAGAGGAAGTTTGTCTTTCTCTGTGGTTCTACCAAGTGAGCGTAATCCTGTGTTTGAAAGGAATACTAAATCATCAGCAATGGCTTGTACGGAATCTCTGGAGACACAACCAACACCTCTAATTACTTCATCGAGTGCTAGGCTACCAACCGTATCTGGAGAGTTGTAGATCGCAATGTTATTCTTACCAAAGACAACCAACTTACCGTAGAAGGGGGCTAGTGCAACAATCTCATCGTTACCCCAAACTTTGTTGAGGTTTATTGAGCTGGCATCACCACCTGTCCAATCATCACCATCCAATAGATTTGAATGAAACACAACACTCTTTTCTTCGCTGACACCACCCACCCAAACTCTACCGTAGAAACCCATGCCACAAGAAGGGTCAAAGGTTGTAATGGTTGCTGGTTTGGTTGCGTGAGCTGTCCACTTCGAACCTGAGCCTAGAGAGCCATCGTATCTCTGAGGTACAACGCCTGTTTGAAAGACGTGTAATCTCTTGTTGAAGTTGACAAACTGCCAGTCTGAACCTGCACCTGTAACCGTGTGTTTAACATCAGCACCAGAAGAAGGGAAGGCGGTATCAGGTGTGGTAAAGTTAATGGTGTAGATTGAAGTACCTGAAGCTGCGAATATCTTATTTGTGCCTTGATCGTTATGTTCTGTTAAAGAACCAATCTTTGCAGAGGTTTTTAATACTTGTTGTTTCAAGCCTTTTCTAAAAGAGATACGACCCGACTCTCTCAAAACCACATTGTCAGCCTTGGTCAACCAAGAAGCATCCAAGGTTGATGGATTGCTTTGGGTGTTAAGCCCATTGACACCAATGTTGTCTAGTGGTTGGTATGATAAAGGTTTAGCCATTATGCAACATACCAGTCAGATTCGTATTGTGCATTGCCAGAGTCCAGCATGATGGCTTGCTTGAGTGATTCGTTTGCTTCTTGTGCAGCGATAGAGGATTGTGTTCCTCCATCTTCGCCACGTTCGGCAATGGCTCTTGCCCACGCACCTAAAACCACAGGCTTGTTGGGAACTTTAAGCACCGTACTTGCTGTTTTTAATTCGTCTTGATACTTTATTATGTCGAAGGATAATGTCTCAACAGAAGTCGGAACAGGGGATAAATCCACCTTTAAATTGTTAGAACTATCTGCCCCATTAAAATTGTAGTACAGAGGCTCACCAGTAGGGTCTGTAGGGTATCTTACGCTGTTCATATAGTGGCGTGTCACTTGCACTAAATTAGTGCCTGTGGTGTTGTTTATAACGTCCACAATCTTTAGCTCTTGGCCCGAACTTAAACTGTAGTTTTTAGTTCCTGATACGGTAGCAATGTCCACCGTTTCTCTAAGGACCAGCCAGTCATGGTAGCCTTCGATACTGCGCTTTGAATCATTAACCAAAGAACCAACCACTTTCTGATAATCGGTAACGGTTGTAGAGTCGTTAATATTGCCTGACCAGTCGGTAGCAATAGTCTCTTCTCTCAATCTAATTAATACTTCATTGATCGCTTCTCTAAAAGTCATATCCTATCCTTTAATAAACTCGCCATATACATTGGCTTTGCCTTTAATAATGTCAATTACATCCAACTGAAAAGTGTTGTCCTTGAACCA